TTTGATACAATCTGTATCTCATACCTAGCAGCTAAGTACTAGGTATAAGTTATAGACTTTAAGCAGCTGCTTCATTTAATTGATATATCTCAAATTCTATTTCACCATATATAACGTCTTTAGAGTTAAATTGATCTGCTAAATACTCCAGTAAATACATAATTAAAATATTATTCTTATCGTTTAATGCTTCTTCATAAGTATAATAAGAATGATAACCGCTATAAGATTGCGTTCTTGCTTCTAGATACTCTAAAAAATCATTATCCTTTAAGAACAGATTATTAAGTTTATTGGCTTGATTAAGATTTACAGTACAATCAATTTTATCTGTCTGAAAATTGTACTCACTAGGTGACCATATTTTAATGTCTTTAAAATCTATATTTAGTTTATACTCATTAAAGATATAGCTGCTAAATTTAGCACAATAATCATTTACATATGATAATTCAGTTTTTCTATAATCCACGTTATCAAAGTCTTTTAAATCAGCATGTTCTATTTGACATTCAATCATGCTATCTATATTGCCTGAGTGAATTGACTCATAAAATCCACCAAAATTAATCGTTGTTTCTATATTCATATTTATTACTCCTTTATTTAATTAAAACGCTTGTATTATTATTTTATCAGAATTATCAACTTCTATGACTTGTGTATGATCTCTTAAATCATCAATAGTTTTAAGCTCTAAATTGTCATATTCTGTTAAACATTCTTTTAGATTGTCATACTCGTTATATTCACAACATAAAGCTATCGGATCAAACTCTATTTTTTCCCCGATACTATCTTCTAAATCTTCAAGATAATCAAATAAAGCCTTAGTTCCTTCATAACTAAAATTTTCTGATCTATGTTTCATAAACCAGTCAGTGAATTGATATTCTGTTATTGTGTCTATCATTATATACTCCTATTAAATTGATACATACTTTATTGTCTGTATCTCATATTACCTAGTAAATGCTAATTGGGGCAAAAATTAGGCAATATAAGTAAAGACTAGTTTTTGTGTAGTATTTTAAAACCCTCTTTTAAAGGCAATTCATTTATTATAATTGCATTAGGAAATTTATTATCATTTTTTAAAACATGGTCTTTTATTTTGTCATAAGGAACTTTTTTTAAATTCCAGTAAGTATATGTGTCATCACCTAATAAGTCATGACATATTATAAATTCTCTTTTAAGTTTTCTCTCAAATGATTTTAACTCTTTATTTGCAAAGTATTCATTAATTGCTTTATCAATAAATAACTCTAATGAAAAATCTTCTTGTAAATAATCTTCCTCATCAATTTCTTTTTTAATGTTAGGATATGAATTGTAAATAAATTTGTTTACTTGCTCTAAATACTTAAAAGATACATCATAATCATTATCTCCGCCTTGACCTTGATTTTTAACATAGATTGCTTTTTTGCCGTCAATGTAAATAAAACAATTGAAGCAATTAGTTTCTTCACTCATGCTTTCATATACTTTTAATGATTTAATCTCTATTTTATTCATTCTATACTCCTTCTGTTTGTTCTTTTTTGTATTCTTGTAATTGTTTTCTTACTTGTATTTTTTGTTCCTCTGAAAGTAGATTTAAAATATAATCCATAGCGTACCATTGATGATCTAAATCTAATTGCTGAAACAAGCTTTCTGTTAATGCGTTGCTTTCAAATTCATTCATTTTATACTCTTTTCTGTTATTAGTTATTAATATATTCTAGATCTTGTATTTTGTCGCTAGTGATTTGTATATCACCATTGTCTAAGATCTCTGTCTTTTTAGCTTCTATTACTTGAGTAATTTTTACACCATTAATATAAACTAAATATTGTTGATCTATTCCGGCCAATGCAATGTCATTAGCTTCTAGATCGGAATCAGTAGTAAAGATTTCCGGTGAATTAAAAGCTGAGTGGTATTCTATTTTGTACATATATATTCTCCTTTAAAAAAAAATTAAAATTAAAAACTATTGTGTTTATTTCAATAGATTATGTTTTAAATGTGTCAGAATATATAATAAATTAAATTAATTTAGACTAAAAATGTGTCTGTTCTTGATCTGTTCTTTATTGGTGTAATTTTTCCCCGTAAACCTTAAACAATTAAACATTGAAAACCTTTTCTATTCTACTTCTACTATAAGAGAGTAATAAACTATTATAGAGATAATAGAGAGGGCATAAGATAACTTAATCATTGTGATTAGATCATTTAATATTATGACAGGTGATTCCAGATTATGCTTAGATGTGCAACTTTGCGTCAACAAATCCATTTATAGTAATTCATATTATCTAATGGTACTAATATTATAAATCATGTGACATAATTACAACAGGTGTTGCATAATAGTCACATAATAGAACATAATAAGAACAAATAGGGAACATAACATGAACATTACGGGGGTTTGTAGGTAAGGCATACCGTCATCTGACGCTAGGGGGGTCGTTACAGTGTCATGACTCATCCAAACTAAATCAGTATTGGCTATTGATTATAGAGGGGGTTTTATATAAAAGGATTATATGGAATTAGAACTTAAATTTAGTGTAGCACCTGCGGTGCTGTTTTTGGAAACCCAACTAGATGACCGTATAGTGGGGGGTTTAAATAAATACCTCGATGCTAGGCATAAAAAGGGTGGTGAGTCATTTGCTCATAAACTGGTGGGTCAAATAGCCCATGGTGAGCAGCTTAAGATTGATACTGAAGATGCGTTAATTAAACCGTTTACGCAAGTTGTGGCAAATATGTCACAGAACTACCTCCAACAGTTTTGCAAAACCGTAGGGGTGAAACCGCTACAACGTATGCCTAATTTCCATAGCTTATGGTCAGTCCACTCTTATGAGAGGGATTACAACCCAGTACACGATCATGGTACCGATACGGTTATGGGGTTATCATTTAGCACCTGGACTAAGATTCCAGCACAAATTACCGACCAACCAGAATATAATAGCCGTGATCTCATCGATTCTAGCGGTATCGCTGATGGGTTCTTACAGTTTCATTTTGGTCAGACTAGCTCACGTGGCGTTGAGGAGTTACGACCACCATTCTCACGCATGGTTAAACCAGTGGTGGGTAAGATCGTTATGTTTCCATCATGGTGTCAACACTGTGTCTATCCCTTTGAAGGGGGTGGAGAGAGACGTACCGTAGCAGGTAACCTTAATATGGTACCAGCAACCCTTATAGAGTAATTACGTCTGTAAGGTACCTTAAAATCAATTTAAACAGGAATTACAATTATGCTTAGAAAAAAACAATCTACTGCAAGACGTAAAAAATCAAATGCACCAACTAAGAAAACAAAAGCAGGTAGATACAAACCTAGAGCTTATTAAGGATTAATTATGAATGATAAAAAAGTAATGCTAGATGCACTAAAAACAACAAGATCAATGCCAAGTATGCCTAACTCTAGGCAAAGAAAACTTAGCAAACAAAGAAAAGAAAGATCTAAGTCACGTATGAAACAAAGAAATCCAGGATCATCTTCATATTCATTTGGAGCAAAATACCCTGGAAAGCCATAGGTATGAAAAAACAACTCACAGCTCGTCAAAAAGCTACTATGAAGAAACATAGTAAGCACCATACTGCAAAGCACATGGCGGCTATGAAGAAATCAATGCTAGGTGGTAAAACATTTACGCAAGCACATAAACTAGCACAAAAAAAGGTAGGTAAGTAATGGCAATTAAAAAGGGTTTTCATAAAACTAAAGACGGTAGAATCGTTAAAAAGGGTTTATATTACAACATGAACCAAGCTAAAAAGAAGGGTACTAGCAAAAAGGGCAAGGGTACTGTTACTGATAAGGCGTTAAAACGATCTGCTAAGACGGCTAAAAAGAAGAAGAAATAATGCCTTTTAGTAAGTACAGTAAGAAACAAAAAGCCCTTGCACGTGTTGCTAAACCTCGTAACAAGATAACAGGTGCTGATTTTAAAAAACTTAAGAAAAGAAAGAAAAAATAATGGATAATAGTTATTTACCAAAAAGTTTTTTTGATAGTATAAAAAACCAAGGTAGAAAAAGAAAAATTAAAGCAGCTCTAAAAAGTGAATTTGATAAAAGACAACAAGATGGCAAAGCATTATCAGAAAATGATATGAAAAAATTTTTAGAAATGTTACAAAAGAAAAACAAAAAATTTATGACTGGTAGATAATGGCCATACCTAAGACCACTGGTAAGGGCGGAAACTATCGTAAAACCAAAGCTGGTGCTGGTATGACTAAGAAAGGTGTAGCTGCTTATAGGCGAGCTAACCCTGGTAGTAAATTAAAGACCGCAGTAACTGGTAAAGTTAAGGCTGGATCTAAAGATGCCAAAAGACGTAAGTCATATTGTGCAAGATCATTAGGTCAATTGAAAAGATCATCAACAAAAACTAAAAATGATCCTAATTCTAGGATAAGACAAGCTAGAAGAAGGTGGAAATGCTAAGAAAAGGAAATAATTATGGCACATGGTGGTAAAAGACCAGGCTCAGGGCGACCTAAAGGCGTAAAAGCTGGTACAAAAGCAGAACGCTTAGAGAAAATGCTTAACAAGGGTACTGTAACTCCACTCGAATATATGTTAAACATCCTTAATACTAAAAAAACTAGCCCTGAAAAGAAAATGTGGGCTGCAGAAAGAGCTGCACCGTATGTACACTCAAGATTATCTTCGGTTAATAGCACTATTAGTGGTGATGACGATAAGCCTGTCGCTGTTACTATTGGTTGGAGAAAAAAGAAACGTGATTGATGGTATAAAGGGGTTGTTATCACTTACAAACAAAGTAATGACTGCCAATTTACCTCGTGAGTATCAAGGCTTGTTAGAAGGTGATACTGTAAGCACTGATCCACTTATACAAAAGATTATTATGGCTGAAAGCTCTGGTGATCCTAAAGCTGTGAACAAACGCACTGGTGCTAAAGGTTTAATGCAGATTATGGACAACACTGCTAAGAAACCAGGTTTTGGTGTTGACCCATTAGAGGATCCATTTGACCCTGTTGAAAACGTGAGGTTTGGTACACAATATTTTAATGCTATGCTTGACCGTTATGACAATGATACGGTAAGTGCATTAGCAGCTTATAATTGGGGGCCAGGTAATGTTGACAAATGGCGTAAAAAAGGTTCTAACTTTAATAAGTTACCAAAAGAAACACAAAAATACATAAACAAAATCCTTAATGACTAAAGTTCTTAATATGTTAGAAAAGATATTAGCTAAATTACAAAGTTGGATTTGGAGAAAACGGTGGAACAAACGTAAGTAATGGAATTAGAAATACCTTACGAACCAAGACCACTACAAGAAAAGATCCACAACGATCTTAAGAGATTTAATGTCATCTGCTGTCATAGGCGGTTTGGCAAAACGGTATTTGCAATCAATCATTTAATTATGACGGCTTGTGAAATACCAAATGCAAGATTGGCGTATATTGCACCGACCTATCGCCAGGGTAAAGCAGTCGCTTACGACTATTTAAAAGAATATACAGAACCCTTAATGAAACTCGGTGGTAAACGACATGAAACTGAGCTGAAGGTTGATCTATGGAATGGATCACGAATTCAAATCTTCGGTTCGGACAACCCAGATGCACTTAGGGGGTTAGGCTTTGACGGTGTATGCATGGATGAGTTCGCACTCATGTCACCTCGTACTTGGACTGAAGTAGTTAGACCTGCGGTAAGTGACAAGTTAGGGTACGTTATATTTATTGGAACTCCTATGGGCCACAATCAGTTCTGGGATGTTTACGATTTTGCAAAACGAACAGGAAAGGATTGGTATGCCCAATTATATCGAGCAAGTGAAACAGAAATTATCGATGCTCAAGAACTTGAATCTGCTAGAGCTACTATGCCAGAAGATCAATATGAGCAAGAGTATGAATGTAGTTTCCAAGCTGCAGTTAGTGGTGCCTATTATGGCAAGCAAATACAAAAAGCTGAAAAAGAAAATCGCATCGAAATTGTAGATTACGATAAAAGTGTTGGTGTAGAAACGTGGTGGGATTTAGGTATTGGTGATTCAACTAGTATCTGGTTTGCACAACGTATCGGCAACGAAATACATCTGATAGATTACTATGAAACGTCAGGTGAATCATTGGCACATTATGCGAATGTATTACAAGATAAAGGCTACAACTATAGTCGACACGTAGCACCACATGATATTGTGGCAAGAGAATTAGGTACAGGTAAATCACGACTAGAAGTAGCTTATGAATTAGGTATTAACTTTGATGTCTGT